TCATGATCTCTTAATGGACCTCTACCTAATATATCATGTTTAACAGGTAATGGTTGAGATGTTAATTTCTCAGTAAGTAAGTTTCTATTCCTTACAGCATCAAATATACTTGAGCTTAATTCTCTAGTATGAGGTGTAAAGATCTTACCCATATCATTTCTTAAAGCAGCAAGAGGTACTGTATTGTTAATTAAAGAACTACCTACTCTACCCCAACTACCTGGACTTCCAGCGAATGCATCTACCCACATTTGCATACCTTGTAAGTAAGATTTACTAGCAAGACCTTGAGCTGTAAGTAAAGCCATTCTTTGTAGATGTCCTTCAGTCCATTCTTCTCCCATCAACATACTTGAGTCACCTATATCAGCTATAATTGACCACATTTGGTTGAAAGGTTCTATGGAATCATATCCTACCCATACATCGCCTATCTTAATTGATCTAGGCTGCCATCCAGTATCTAACCACATCTGTCTTGTCTGTCTATCTACTGGACCATTACCAGTCATAGTACCATTCATCCAAGACCAAGAAGCTAAACTAACTAAGCTACTACCCATAGCTAATCTACCTACTTGCAGAGCTTGAGCATTAGCTAATTCACTAGCATTAGTGATACCATATTTAGCTACTGAAGCTAAGTTATTAGGATCAGCAAAAGCTATCTCATTAAATTCTTTAACTAAGAAGTTGAAGCCAGGTGTATGTTTAGCAGTTAATGTAAGACCATTGATACCTGTTCTAGCAAATAAGAAGAAAGGTTTAGCCCATGGATTAGCTGTGAATACATCATTTAATCCTTTAGAGAATCCAGTTAGATCCTGTGTAAGTGTTACTTCTTTAGCTGCAAACTTAGTAGCTTCATCTATAATATCACCATTACCATCAAACACTTGTCTATAGAAATCTTCTTCAAAGATCTGTACTAGTTCAGGTGTTATCTCAGGTAATGCTCCTTTACTTTGAGCATCTAAAGCTGACCTCATAGCTTTCTCTCTCATCTTAGCTCTACCTAAAATATGTCTAAAGCTATCATCAGTAGCAGCCATTAATTTAGTAGAGTATGTTAGAAGATTACTATTATTCCAACTTCTAGCTTGGTTAGCTATAGCAAATGCTGCTCTGTCTCCAGCTGTAGCTCTTCCACTATCTTCTGCCCAACGTCTTAATAGTTCCCAATTCTCATCACCTTTAGTAAATTCAGAGAATCTAGTTTTCATACTAGACACATCACCACTCCAGTAGGAGTTTAGTTTAGTTTTAAAGATTTCAAAAGATTCTGGAATAGCTTGCATCATTGCATTCATTGAAGCAAGACTAGATCTTATAGTCGTTATATCTCCTTTAAATGGATACTGCATTGAAGCTCCTATAAAGGTAGCAAGAGGTCTTAAGAAGGTAGCAGTACTTGTACCCATTACAGCTCTAACAGGAGTCTTAGGTCCACTTAGGACACTATTTACCATAACACCTTCTAGTTCTCTAATTAAAGCACCTGTTCTATCTGGACCATTAGGGTCTATTTGACCACCTTTGATCATCTTCCTAGCCCATGCGTCAAAGTCATCTAAGTTATTAACAGTTTTCATTGAAGAGAATAACTCAAACACAGCATTTAAAAGATCATCATTAGGATCATCTTTAGCTATCTGTAAGATACTTAGAATAGCATCCTTAGTATCAGTCATGTCTGCTTTAACTGCTTCTTCTATAGCATCTTTACGTATCTTACCAGCACCTATACTTCTAAATGAATCAGAAGACCAAGCTCTAGCTCTTTTAACTTCAGTCATAGCAGTCATCATGGTATCAAATACCTGCTGCATAGGACCATCAGATTCTATTAAGTTTACAAATTCAGATAGTTCTCTACCAGCTATACCATTATCTCTGAGTTGTTTGAGTAGGGTTCCTACTACTAGATCACCTGCTACTATATTCTTAGTAGTCCAAGTCTCAACAGTCTCAACAACATTACCAGCGTCATCAGTTAAATCATACTTAATAGCAGATCTATACATTTCATCAAGGTATTCCTCTGGACTTAATTCTGCTGCATTCCTGCCTAATGTCATTCTTTGGTGGGTTGCTACTGCATCACCATATACATCCATCATGCTTTGTCTGCCAGCTTTAATGTCATCCATTACGGATTGAAACTTTGCATCACTGTATAATCCTTTTAATACTGATTCAACTATATCTTCTGTCATTACTCCTGTTTCAGCTACACGTTCTCTTTGAACTGGTGTAGTTACAGAACCAGTAGATCCATCTTCTGCATCCCATTCTGTTCTTGTTCTCCTTAGCTGCTCTCTAGCTTTTTCAGGGCTAACTTCAGACATATGAGCACCTTGATGTGGTTCAGCATATGGTCTATTCTTACTAGCACCAAACTCATTCTTTCTTAATTCTGTTAAACCTTTTCTAAGTGTTTGGTATTCAATACTCTTAGCTCTACTCTTTACTTGTCCTTTTACTTTTGTACCTGCTCCACCTAATAACATTGAGGCACTGTCAAAAATGAGACCAATTCCCATGCCTTCGACAATGTTCTTAAACTTCATCCACATAGGATGATCTGTATCTTTTGTACTAATAGGTGTATCCATCCAACCATGATGATCTCTCAACATAGCTAATGCATTATGTCCATCTGATTCTTTAGATATTAAATCAGATGCAGCACCAATAGCTGCAGCTCTAAGTAAGCTGTAGCCAGCTACACCTGCTAAAGAAGCTGGTGCAGATATACCTGCTGCTCCTGCAGCGGCTGTAACACCAGCTGCCATAGTACCGAAGTGTACAGTACCTCTTAGTAATTTACCCCACCATGTTTTAGTAACGATAGGGTTCTCATAAGAATTGAAGGGAGTCCATTGTGGTTGATATTGTCCCTTTAGCTGTCTTTCTCTTTGCACTTCACCTGTAAACATGTCTACTGCACGTTCAGGGAATGTAGCTACTGAAGAGAATGTATCTTGCAAACCGCCTGATAGGATGGATTGGACTTCTTTGGTAAAACCTTTGAAGCCCCATTTCTCTTGGTTGCGAGGATCGTCTTGTAATGCTTGAAAACTTCTATCTTCTTTAGTTTTTTCTATAAGATTAGCATCATCATCTGTTTTGTTTCTAGCTATATAATCAGCTAAAGGATTAGATTCTTGCTCCTCTTCGACCAGACCTTCAGTACTAAGGTCTTCCTGATCATTTGGTTCAGTTATCATAATTAATCTTGTAATTCTTTCATAAGTAATTCAACCAGTCCAGCTGATAAATTATTTGGTTGGTTAGAGAAGTGAGTAGTATCCACTTCACCTGCTGTATTTAATACTTGTAATACAGCTTCGTTTTCTTCTATATCAGATTGAAAATCAAGTTCTATAGGATTGCATGTCTTAGGTGTATCAGCTGCAGTAACTCCGTGTTTTAGTTTACACTTAGCTCTCATGATAAGTTGTGGTAATCTTCTTTGAAATTCTTCATCGAATACTTGACTACCATCATCCCATTTTTCTGGATTGATTTGAGATAAAGCCCAATTTAGTTCGTCTTTATCTAATCCAAATAAACCTACTTCAGTTACTCCTTTATTATTTACTAAGTCAAGTACTTCAGCTAAAGTCATTTGAGAGATTGGTTTATCTAGTTCTACCTTATTAGGATTAACTACATAGTCATACTGATCACCAGTATCTAAAACTCTTTGAGGTACAAAAGCATCAGCAGCGAATGTAAATTTCTCACCACCTTGACTTAGTTCAAAGAAGTTACCTGATAATGGATTCTTAGATATTTCTTTATATAGTTCTTGACCAAAGGCAGTCTTATAGAAATCACCAGTAGTTACTAATTCATTAGCTCTTTCTTTATCTATTAAACCAAGTTGAAATGCTCTGCCAATAGCTACATTTCTAGGATCATAGCCATGTAAATTAGCATATCTAGTATAGATTTTTGGTATTGCTCTAGATGATCCGTTAACATATCTTGTAAGATTACCTTCAGTTATATTATCTTCTCCAACTATAGATTCTTCTGATAGTAATAACTTAGGATCTTTCTTTAGTTTCTTCTCAAAGTTTTGAATGTCAGCTTCTCTTTGTATATCAACTCCATCACCTGATCTACCAGTATCTGTAATCTGAGCATTGGCTTTAAATTTAGCTGCTTGTTCTGCAATAGATAATTTATCCCAAGAAGTTACCCATTGATCTCTAGCCATCTTTAATATTTGAGCATCACTTAGATCACTATTATCTGTCTTTCCTCTTAACTGTTCATATATAACAGCTATCTCATTCATACCAGCTTTAATAGCATTTTTCTTAGCATTTTGATTTTCTGCAAAAATAGCTCCTTCTTTAGAACCTATAAATTTTAAATAAGAGCGACCTACTGATTCTTCTACTTCACCTAATATATTAGTTTGATTAGAAAGAAGTTTAGTACCATGATATTTAGTAAACTCAGCTAGATCATCTTGATTTAAAACATTTAATTCATTAGGATATATTAATGCATTACGATCTGATTTAGCTTTTAATCTTTCTAACTCTGCTGATGATTTAACATCATCTGGTCCATCTTCAGCAGCGGCTATCATATTATCTAAATAAGACAACGAAGCAGCAGTGAAAGAACCATTGTCTCGTAATTCAGTTCTTTTTACTTTAAGATCAATTAATATTTCTTCAGGTACTATGCCGTTGTTTTCTGCTTTAGTTTTTCTTATTAAATCCTGAGTTTCAATGATGAAATTCATTCCAGTTGCTTGAGCTTCTTTCTGAATGTTTTCACCTTTTTCAATCATTCTTTTATTATACTCAGCTTTGAAAGCATCTACTTCATCTTTATAAACTTCAGATAATTTACCTGTTTTACCTGCTCTTGTATAATCATTACTATTTTCTAATTGATTAATAACTTGATCAATTTTTAAACCTGAATCATTAAATAAAGCTTCCATCAAAGGACCGTCAGGACTAAGATAATATCTTAAACCTACTACTGGTCTTGTACCTTCTCCATCTGCAGCAGTTAATCTATCTAGCAATACATTATTATTATCACCTGCAGTAATACCTTCTATAAGAGTTTGGTTATTAACTTTCTTAATTTTCTCAGCGGCTTCAGCATTGATTTGCTTTGTTTTTTCAATTAAAAATAAATCT